GCCATGCCGCCCAAGGGCGCCACCCTGCGCCTGTGGCTGGGCTGGAGCGACACCGGTCTGGTCGACAAGGGCAGCTACACCGCAGACGAGATCGAGCACAGCGGCGCTCCGGACGTGCTCGGCATCCGCGCCCGCAGCGCAGACCTGCGCAAGGGCCTGGCCCGCAAGCGCGAACGTAGCTGGCACGGCAAGACCTTCGGCGACCTGGTGCGCAGCATCGCCGTCGAGTACGGCCTGCAGCCGCTGGTGGGCGCCGCCCTGGGCGCCATTGCCCTGCCGCACATCGACCAGACCAACGAGAGCGACCTCAACCTGCTGAGCCGCCTCGCCCAGGACCACGACGCCATTGCCAGCATCAAGGCCGGGCGCCTGCTCATGCTGCCCACCGGAGCCAGCAGCACCGCCAGCGGGCTGGCCCTGCCGCACGTCGCGCTCACCCGCGCCGACGGCGACCGGCACCAGTACCTGGATGCGGAGGAGGACAGCTACACCGGCGTCAAGGCCTACTACTACGAGGTCAACAGCGCCGAGCGCAAAGAAGCCATCGTCGGCACCGACGACAACGCCAAGGCCCTGCGCCACAGCTACGCCGACCGCGACAGCGCCCTGCGCGCCGCCCGGGCGGAGTGGAAGCGCCTGCAGCGCGGCACCGCCACGCTCACCTACACCCTGGCCAAGGGCCGCCCGGAGCTGATCCCCGAGCTGACCTACTCGCTCAGCGGCATCAAGGCCGAGATCTCCGCCATCATCTGGCTGGGCGGCAACGTGGCGCACAGCTTCAGCCCCGAGGCCTACACCACCTCGCTCGACCTATCGTCCAAGCTGCCGGACGACGAGGAGCTGTGGAGCGACGAGCAGGGCAGCTTCACAGGCGTCTACGCCTGGTACCGCGACGAGAAGACCGGCAAGCAGCACGTCCTCACTGCCGGCGACCAGAAGAGCCCGCGCCGGCTGACGCACCTGTACGCCAGCAAGGCCAACGCCGAGCGGGCAGTGGAGCGGGAGTGGAAGCGAATGCAGGCCGCGCAGGCGTGAAAAAGGGCGCCGCGGCGCCCTTTGTCGTTTCTGGATGGCTCACGTTGGCGGCTTGCCAGCCCGCTGGCCGGCCAGGGCGGCGCCGAAGCGCAGCATGGCCTCCTGGTCGCGTAGCTCCATACACCGGAAACACTCCAGCAGCTCGGCCTCGTGCCGGCTGACCCGCTTCCCCTGCAGCCTGCGAGCGACTCCTGCCCATCCTGCTCGCCACATATCCAACATCGCCAACTCCATTGCGCGCACTGTATGCGCATACAGTAATTGCATGGCGGCATTTTGCCAACCGGTTGGCATTGGTCTGCGCCAAGAAAGCAAAAGCCCCGCTCTATGGCGGGGCTTCGCTTGTCTCGTCATACCCAGTGGCAGTTATCCAAACAGCACCCGCTGCCACAGATCCTCGCCAACGATGGCGATCGGCACGCCACTCTCCCGCATCTCCACGGCCTTCATGATCTTCAGGCCGTAGCTGCTGTGCCGCCATTGCTCGTTGCCGATGCTGCCAATCACCAGGTAGTCGGTCTTCTTGTTCACGCCACTACTGATCAGGCCGCCGCGCTCTTCCACCAGCTGCTGGCAAACCTTGCGTGGGCCATAGGCCATGGTGCCGGTGAACACGAACAGCCGCCCGCTCCAATGCAATTCGGGGGCAGGGGAGTTCAGCGGCAGGTCATTGGGAGCGGCATAGTCGGCGGCGCCGGCATTCGCCAGCTCGGTACCGCCGAAGCGGCGAAGGATGCTCAGCAGATCGGCCGACTCGTCGGTATCCAGCACGCCGTCCTGCAGCATCAGGCTCAGGCGCTGGTAAAGCAGGTTGATCACCGGGTCATCCAGGTGCGCCAGGTTGCCCTGCAGCCAGCCTTGCAGGAACTTCGCTTCCTCCAGGGAGACTACTCCGTCAGCAGTAAGGCCGGCGGCAATCCCGCTCAGGGCGTCTGCCGCCCTCCGGTCCATGCGAGCCGAATTGAAGAAGCGGCTGTTTTCGAATTCGTTGTGCAGATCCATGAGCATTCCCTTCTCTGTTGTGTGCGCCGGCCTGGGCCGAGGCGCTAGTGATCATGGCGTCATCAGGCCCCAGATCCAGTAAAAGAGCGCACCGAGTAGCGCCAGATAGATCAACCCTGCGATGCGCACGCCTCGGTATGCGACCGCGTTGGTGGCGCCACACTGCGGGCAGGTCTTGGCGTCGGTGGATATCTTGGCGTTGCAATCCTTGCACTCAACGAGAGCCATTTAGTTTGTCCCCTCGCTGATGCAATGCTCGACCATCTCGTACTCGGTTCCCCACTCTCGCTCGCAGGCGCGGCGTACAGGCCCCGAGTAGTTGCGGTCGATGTTTTCCTTGGCTGTCCTGCGCTCCTTGGCGCAGTGCTCTTGCATGTCGTATTCGCTGGGCCACTCGCGAGCACAGCGCTCGGCAATTTCATCCTGCGGGGCGCGGCTGACTGCCGACTTTGAGGATGTCTGCTCCTTGATGCAGTGCACTGTCATCACGAAGTCTGTGCCCCATTCGCCCTCGCAGTGCTGGCGGATCGGTCCGCTGTAGGCCTTCAGTTCGCGTGCGGCCTGTGACTGCTCGTTGACGCAGTAGCTGAACATGTCTGCGTCGTTCGGCCACTCGTCGTTGCAGCGGTCCTGGATCGCACCTGGGTTGGCATGGGCATAGATGGAGGAGAGCAGCAGTGCAGCTGCGAGGAGTCCTTTCCGGGTCATGGGTCCTGTTCCTGGTTACTTTTTCACGTCATACCGCCCGGCCATCTCGGCCAGTGCAGTCGTCAGGCGGGCCACGCTGGCCTTGTCCTGGTCGGGCAGCGAGCGGTACTGCTCGAGCACCTTGGCCTCGTCGGCGCTAAGCCCTTCGGCGGCGGCTGTCGCGCGGGCGCCAGTCAGCACATACAGCACGTCGACGCCTGCAGCTGCTGCGGCGGCCATATAGTCAGAGTCGGGGCTGCGCTCGCCTTTCTCGTACTTTCCCTGGGTGTTGCGATTCACCCCGCCAATCTGGCCGAGCTCCTCTTGATTCAACCCAAGTCTGTCGCGCTCTTCTCGCAGGCGCTCACCTAATGCACACGGATGCACACAATTTCCTTTGACATGCACACTTTCGTGTGCATAATGATCGTCACATGAACACGTTTGAACACAGACAAACACTATGCCCGTCATTCTCACCCCCGAGCAAGCCCGAGCCCTGCTAGATCGCGAAGGCCTATCCATTGCTGAGTTCAGCAGAAAGCACGACCTGAACAAGAACCTGGTCAGCGATCTGCTGAACGGTCGCAAGAAGGGTCGCCGCGGCGAAGCCCACCGTGCCGCCGTGCTCCTCGGCATCAAGGAAGGCGTGGTTCCCCAGGATCACACCATCGCCGACCAGGGCTGCTGCCCGATCCCGCGCAGCGAGCGCGGCACCTCAGAATCTTGATTCCAGAGTAAGTCCGCCCAGGACAGGGAGAAACCAGAACGTGAAACGCCCCCTCCTAGAGACCCGCCGCCAGGTAATGAGCGCCGTTGTTTGCGCCTATCCGGGCGGCCGCGAGTGTGCAGCGGCCTACCTGGGCCTGCCGCTGAAGAAGCTGGACAACCATGTCTACGAGTCCGCCGGCAGCCGCCCGCTGGATGACGTGCAGCTCAACCTGCTCGAGCAGCAGGCAGGCACCGCCTACCTGCCGGACTATATCTGCGGCCTGTACGGCGGTGTGTTCGTGCCGACGGCCGACGCCGAGCAGCTGGACAACGTCGAGCTGTTCGCTCTGGCGATGGACGCTGACGCCAAGCGCGGCGCTGTGGCGCGCATCGTTGCCGCGGCCCTGGGCGACGGTCAGATCGACGAGGGGGAGCTGGCCGAGATCGTGGCAGCCCACCGCCAGCACATCGCCGCCGAGCATGCCGAGATCGGCGCCGTCATCACCCTGCACCGGAGGGCCAAGGCGTGAGCGTTTACAAACTGGTCTGCCCTGCGTGCGGCGGGCGCATGAGGATCCGCAACAGCGAGGGGCAGTCGCTGACGTTCCGCTCGATGTACGCGCAGTGCCTGAACCTGCCGTGCGGCGCCACCTACTCGGGCTCGCTTAGCTGGGACTTCGAGCTGAGCCCGTCCGGCCTCGACAGGCCGAGGGTGACGCTGCCAGTGGCGCCCTCTGCGGCACGCACGAAAGCCCTGCGCGACCTGCGCGAGGCGACCGATCAACTCGACATGCTTGACCACGTCGACCTGGAGCACAGCGCATGAACGCCGCCACCAACTACCGCGAAACCCTGGCCGCCGCCGCGCTGGCGTACCTGCAGCGCCACCAGGCCAAGCACCTGGGCGATGAGCCGAACCTGTTCAACCTGGGCGTGGCCCACCTGATGGCCAGCCTGTCTGCTGACAAGGGCCTGGCCGAGGCCACCATTGCCCGCGCCTTCGGCGAGCTGAAGCACGGCGGCGAGCGCCGCTACCTGGACGTGTCGGTCAGCACCGGCGACACCGCCTTCATCACCGACCCGGACAGCGGCAGGACCTACTGCGTGCCGGTGGCGTGGATCTGCCAGCAGCTGATCGACCACCCCGAGCGGCAGCGCCTGCGCGCCGCCACCTGAGCCACCCCTGAACACAAGCGCCTGACCCGCTGCACGCTGCGGGTTTGGGCAAGTTGCGCCCGGAATCTGGAGTACTCCCATGGAAAAGGCCGTTGACGTCTCGATCCGCCTGCCACAGCCGCAGGCCAAAGCCCTGCTGCAGCAGCTGCGCACGCAGTACCAGCAGCAGCTGCAGGAGTTGTGGTGGGCCGAGGAGTTCAGCCGCATTCCGGAGGGGCTGCGCCACGGCTCGATCCTCTCCGCACGGCCCGCCATGGCCGCGCAGAAGGCCGCCCTGGGCGCCCTGCAGTCCGCACTCACCACCAACGCCGCACGCTGAGCCAACCATGAACATCGACCTACGCGACAACATCATCCAGCGCCTCGAGGCGGACTACGGCCTGAAGCGCCGCGCCGGCACCAGCTGGATGCGCGGCGGCACCTGCCCGAGCTGCGGCAAGCGCGAGCTGTACACCAGCCACGAGCACCCATGGATGGTGCGCTGCGGCCGCCTGTCCAAGTGCGGCGAGGAGTGGCACGTCAAAGACCTGTACGACGACCTGTTCAACGACTGGAGCGAGCGCGCCCCGGCCACCGAGCAGGCGCCGACCGCTACGGCGCGGGCCTACCTGGAATTCGCCCGCGGCTTTCGCCTGGAGCTGATCGACGGCTGGTTCACCCAGGAGAACTACTGGAGCCGCGAGGCCAACGCCGGCAGCGCCACCGTGCGCTTCCTGATGGAGGGCGGCGGCTACTGGGAGCGGCTGATCGACCGGCCGGCGCGCTTCGGCAAGCAGAAGGCCCGCTTCATGCCTGGCTACAGCTACAAGGGCAAGTGGTGGTGCCCGCCGTGCGTGGACGTGGCCGAGGTGGACGAGCTGTGGCTGGTCGAGGGCATCTTCGACGCCATCGCCCTGGTGCACAACGGCATCGCCGCGGTGTCGGTGATGAGCAGCAACGGCTTCCCCGAGGAGAAGCTGCGCGAGCTGAAGGCCACCCGCCACGCCGAGGGCGGCAAGCTGCCGACGCTGGTGTGGGCGCTGGACAACGAGCCGGGCGCGCAGCGCTATATCCGCCAGTTCGCCGCCAGGGCGCGGGAGCTGGGCTTCCCCTGCGAGGCGGCGCAGATCCCGCAGCGCGAGCGCAAGGTGGACTGGAACGACCTGCACCAGCGCTGGGCCTTCGTCGAGGGAGACGCCGAGCGGGCCGAACGCATCGAGCGCGACCTGGGCGAGGCGCGCTATCACGGCGCGCTGCTGCTGGCCGAAAGCGCGTCCGAGAAGGGCGTGCTGATGTACGAATGGCGCGAGCGCCACGAGTTTCATTTCGGGTTCGAGAACCGTTTGTACTGGTTCAAGATGGACCTGGAGAAGTTCAACAAGGCCATGCAGCACCTGGAGGAGTCCGAGCGCCACGAGGACCGCCTGCTGAACGACAAGCAGCGCCGCGACAAGGCCCTGCGTCAGTGCGGCGCGGTGGTGGAAATCGCCAACTGCTACCCGCAGGCCTTGTACTTTCAGCGCAACGAGGTGACGGACGAGAGCTGGTATTACTTCCGCGTCGACTTCCCGCACGACGCGCCGACCGTGCGCAACACATTCACCGGCGGCCAGGTGGCGGCGGCCAGCGAGTTCAAGAAGCGCTTGCTGAGCATGGCGGCAGGCGCAGTATTCACCGGCAGCGGCGGCCAGCTGGACAAGATCATGCGGGACCAGCTGTTCGGCCTGAAGACGGTCGAGACCATCGACTTCGTCGGCTACAGCAAGGCGCACGGCTGCTACGTTTTCGGCGACCTGGCCGTGCACGGCGGGCTGGTGGAGAAGGCCAACGCCGAGGACTACTTCGAGTTCGGCAAGCTGCGCCTGAAGACCCTGCAGCGCTCGATCCGCATGGAGATCGCCCGCGACAACCAGGGCTACCGGCAGGAGTGGCTGGACTGGCTGTGGACCTGCTTCGGCGCCAAGGGGCTTATCGCCCTGGCCTACTGGTTCGGCTCGCTGTACGCCGAGCAGATCCGCGCCGAGTTCCAGAGCTTCCCGTTCCTGGAGGCGACCGGCGAGGCCGGCGCCGGCAAGACCACCCTGCTCAACTTCCTGTGGAAGCTGCTCGGCCGCCCGGACGAGGAAGGCAAGGACCCGAGCCGGATGTCCCGCGCCGGCCTGCGCCGCTGGATGGGGCAGGTGTCCGGCATGCCGGTGGTGATGCTGGAGGCCGACCGCGAGGACGTCGACGGCGGCAGCAGCAAGGCTTTCAACTGGGACGAGTTCAAGCCGATGTTCAACGGCGGCACCCTGGGCGTGACCGGGG